GTATCTCCTGAATCGGAGACAGCTTGAGTTGTATAACCACCAGATATTTGCTCGATGATTTGTAAATTTGTATTAGTTTTTGTACCCCAAGTTCCTGCGTTTTCACCAGTTGCTTGAAGTTCTACACCTAATGGTGTGTATGTTGATGCCATATTTTATCTCCTATGCAGCGTCACTATAACTTGTATTTGATCCAGTTGCAACATCCGAATAAGAGTCATTCGAACCCGTTGAAACATTACTATAAGACGTATTTGAGCCAGTGTCAACATCACCATAAGCAAAAATATCAACAGTTCCAATGCTAGTAGTTATAGATTGGCTTGGTAATCCAATAATAATATCAGTTAAACTTATAGATCCAACACTAGCGCTAAACGACTGACCAGTTAATCCTAGACCTTCCTCTATTGTTAAAGAACCAACAGAGGTTGTAGCAGATTGACCTGTTGGTTGAGCTACGGCTCCACCTAATCCGACAATAGAACCTAAATTAAATTCAGCTGATACACCTGATAAAAATACCACGTCATTTGGTATATTTACTGTTCCTAAACTAGATGTTATTGATTGACCTGTTAATGTTGCCTCTTGTGAAGATATACCTTCTGCAGTGCCTTGTTCAGAAGTGATTGCTAAACCAGATAGTATTGCTGTTTCATTTGGTGCTTTTGCTGTTCCTTGACTAGCGGTAAACTCTTGGCCAGATAGGCCAATAGTCATATCATTGACTGTTAAAGATCCAACAGAACTAGTTGCAGATTGACCGCTTAATCCGACCTGCATGTCGACCACGGATACTGAACCAATAGAAAAAGATGCAGATAAACTTGTTTCTAATACAACAGGAACAAAAGCCTCTCCTTGAGAAGTTGTAATTTCTTGACCAGTGGGTGTAAGCACTACATCGGGTACATCAACAGAGCCAACATTAGATGTTATTGATAAACCAGTGGGAAATATCGTTACATCTTTAAGTTCACCCCACTCACCATCATTCCAAGCTTGTGCACCCCAACCTGTTTTAAAAGTTACGGCTTCGTTCCAATTAGCCTGATTCCAGGTTAACCGGCCCCATCCTGAAGTCACCGACATGGTTGACCTCCTATGCTAATCTGATGATTGCGTTCGTTGCGTCTGCTGTTGGAAACTCTATTTTAAAAGTTCCATTACTTGCTGTTTTATCACCACCAAATGCAATGATTGCTACAGCGTCAGTTGTGCCTGAACCACCGTCTGTTGTTGTATTATAGATCATCGCACCGTTTGCAGTAAAAGATGCAGACGAATAAGTTACGTCCGCAAAATCTGTAAATGCTGTAGTTGAAGATAATGAAACTCCTGAATTTGTAAGAGTTGCACCACCCGCAGTGTATGCAGTTCCTGATGTGTTTGTGATTTCATTTGAAGTTGAATAGTCTGTTGTAGAAGCTCCTAATGTTGCAGAACTTGTAAACAATGCAATTTTAAAAGTGTGACCACCAGATGATTCAAAACTGTGTTTACCTTGTAAAAGTTCTTGTTTAAAACTTGAACATATTGCCGATGTTATTGCCATAATCTATTCTCCTACGGGTTTGCTGAGGTTACCGGTATACGAACAGCGCCATCAGTGTAGTCATCTCTTCGTCTTCTACCAACTTGCTCGTTAGCAAACTTCTGTACCTCTTGTTTATATTTATTTTCATACAAAGTCAACATGTCTATCGGGCCTTTTAAAAAGCCATATGCCTCTGATAAACAACAATATAATAGACCATTTGGAAAATTAAGACTGATATAATTAGTATCATCATTCTCTAAAAGATCTGGCATTTTATTAAAATGAACCCTAAATCTATAAGTTGTGTTTGGAACTGGGGCTACAAATATTCTACCTGATGTAGTGTCAGACTCTCCTGTGGCACCACCAAACATAGCGTAATATTTGGGTTGACCCTGTGCCGCTGATGTTCCTGTAACATCTTGATACTCTTGAAGATATGTTACATCCTTTTTTTCTAACCATCTGTTAGCTCCTGTAATTTCAGATCCTGCTGTATCATAAACTTGTATGCCTCTAATAAATACAGCTCCTGCAGGACAGTTAATAGACTCTTGTCCAGCAACAAAATTACCTAATTGTTGTTTTCTATCTGCATCTATAGGCACATCTCTAAATATTCTATATTGTGCATTTAAAATAATATTTTCTAAAACAGCATCTGTTAAAACGTTTGAATCTGTTTCAGTATAACTTCTTATTTGTGTTTTTAATCCTGATGCACTTAATCCTGCCATTATATTACTCCTGCTATTTCTTTACAAATAGGACAACTTTTTTTATATCTATTATGTGTTCCACACTTTATAGCTTTTCCATTTTCGTCTGTATATAAATTTTCTGGCTCTGGAACCTCAGTATACATTTTTATGTGCTCATCCTCCTCTGGACACGCACATTGTTTAATACCAAATAATTTACAAATAAAATTTTTTATTTTTTTAATCATGCTGTTATCGTTACAGGTCCTGCTGATGCAGATCCGCCTCCTCCTGTTTCAGTTATACTAGATGTTGTGCTTGTTGCAAAGGTATAATTATCATTATCTACTTTTGTAATTACTTGTAGATCTACCGTGATCTGGTTCATTAACAGATATAGTTGTAGATCCATTTGTTGTTGTAAATGGATTTAAAGGTAATATTCTTGGAACTGCAGTTTCTATTCTATCAGGTCTTACGTGTCTTAAAGATATAGAATCACCATTCATGGGTTTGGGCTCTAATTGTGGTTGCTTTGGTTCAAACTCAGATACGTGTACAAATGATCCATTCCATTCTCTAACCATCTCTTTATATGGAAACTCCATACCAGACCTGTCAGATATTGCTCGTGCGTATTTTCCTGTTGCGTACTTAGCCATTATTTAGGATCCTCCGCTTGTTTAAATGGTAAACCAGTTCTTTCCATAACTTCTTGATCTTGTTTTAATTTTCTAATTTTTCTCTCTTTATCAATTTTTTCAAGTTTTTCATCTAAAGCTGATTTTGGTCCAAATGTTTTTTTACGTTTTATACCAATAAATCCTTTTTTCTTCATATCTTTTAATGCTTGAGCTGCGCCTTTTCTAAAATTAGGATCTTTATTTTTAATACCTTTTGTTTTCTTACCTGTCCCTTTTAAAGATTTTTGACCTTCTAGATAAGCTTTTCCTAAACCTTTAATTGCTGTTATTTTTCCCATAATTATGCTCCTGGATAATATGCTTTTGGTGTTATATGCGTGCTAGAAGCAGAACCATCTTCTGCTAATGCTCTTGCAAATTCATCTTCATAAATCAACTTCATAGGTTGAATTAAATTTGGTTGATACTTTTGTGCTAAATAATATGCAAGTCCTGATACCATACAAGGCACAAATCTAAATGGTACATCAGATGCATTTGTATAATCTCCTGCATCTTGTATTCTTTTTATAAAATAAAAATGCATATCTTTAGATGCATTTGTAGAATCTGGTGTAGGATAGATATGTATTCTTACTTTATCAATAAATCTTTCTACCCAATATTGATTAGGTGTTCCTTTAGATAATTTGTTTGAAAACCCTGCGTAAGTAGATCTATCTACCTTGGTCATTGGACTATCTGATTGTGTTGTTTGAGTTCTATTAGATCTTAATTGTGCTTCAAGAACATCAGATATTCCAAACACACTAGCTGGATCTGTAGTTGTTGCTGAAGTTCCATCATCGCTTGATCTAAAAAAATCATAATCAGATTGTCCCTCAATTAAATCTAAATTAGTCTCTCCTATTTCCCAATAATGTATGCCTCTATTACCCCATTCTTGAAGTAATATATTAAGGGATCTTCTTGCAGATTTTAATTGATATCCTGCAACATTTTGCAATCCAATACGTTCAAAAGACTCTTCTACTATTTCATCAATAGCAAAAGTTTTGTCGAACGTTGTTGTTCCCGAGGTAGTATTAGCCATTTAAACTCCTAGCCAGTATAACCAATAGTAAGAGATCCTGTGTTAGTCATGGTTGCATGAACACCATTTTCAAATCTGATACCATTTCCTGGAACGTAAATATCTAAACCTTCTGTTCCAAAATCAGCTTCAAAAACTTTATCTCCTGAACTACCAGATGAAATATCTCTTAACACAACAACAGATGAAGCTGCTCCTGCAGCTTGAATGTAAGTAACT